GAAAAGCTGAAAGGAATCTGTTTACAGATAGATAATTTGATAGCACTAAAAGTTGGCGGAAACAACATCAGCAACTTTGACACAACCATAAACGGCACACAAGCGAATATAATTCAAGGGGCTGAGACGGATTTAGATGAAATAAAAGTAGCATTATCAAAATTGACCAGTTCCAACCGACATAGGGCAATCGCTGATATGCTGGATTTATTAGAAAAATATATAGAAAAGTGAGGAAATAATTATGGAAAACTATGAAAAGCTGAAAGGAATCTGTTTACAGATAGATAATTTGATAGCACTAAAAGTTGTTCGTTCATCTAATGAATTTCAAATTTGGCTCAAAAATACAAGAAGATTTCTTTGTAATTGCTTCGGAGAAAATAGCATTGAACTTCGTGAATTCAATAAATTGCATTTTGATTTGACTTTAGTAAATGTTGAAAATTGGGAACGGGTAGAAAAATGCAAAAATGATCTTGAAATTGCTAAAGGAATGTTTGAAAATTACTTAGAAGACATGGAATCAGACACAACAAAAGATACTGATTCTATTAAAGACGAAGAATTCAATAAAGTATTCATTGTACATGGGCATGATACGAATTTAAAATTGGAAGTAGCAAGACTGCTTGAGAAACAGGGAATTGAAGCGATTGTTCTCCATGAGCAAGTTAATGCAGGAATGACAATTATGGAAAAAATCGAAAGTTACGGCAATACTGTGAATGCAGCTATCATCTTATTTACACCTGATGATGATGGAAAGGCAAAAAAAGAAGAAGTACTTAAAAGTAGAGCAAGACAAAATGTTGTTTTTGAAGCTGGGTATTTTGCTGGATTACTTGGAAGAAATAGGACTATACTTATCATTTCAGATGATAATATAGAACTGCCAGGTGATTTAAGTGGAATTGTGTATAATAAAGAATTTTGGCAGTTTAAAGTAATTCAAGAGCTGAAAAAAATAGGTTTTGATGTAGATGCAAATAAACTAATGATTTAGGTGATTCCAATGAAAGCAACATCAGATGTTGACATTTGCAGATAAAATAAAAATTGTGTGTAATGTACAAAGTGAGAGGTGTATATTTATGTATAATGCACAACTTACATATGATAGAATCGATGAAATGTCAAAATTAAGAGGTATTTCTATTGGCAAAATAAATGAGATATGTTCTCTGAGTAAAAATGCAATTTCAAATGCAGCTAAAAGTGAATACGGAATGAAAGCAAAAAATATTGTGTTAATATCAGAAATATTAGACGTTTCGACAGATTACTTGCTCGGTAGAACAGACAACCCAACATCCAGCGGAAATAACATTATTCAATCCAGCAATGTGATAAATGGAAATAACGGAAACCATTCTCCGTTAACCGTAACAGAGACAGAAAAAGAAAACAACTGCAAGGAAATCGAAGTACTGTTGGAAAAAATGCCCCGTTCCAAACAGCTTCGAGCAATTGCAGATATTATAGATTTGTTGGAAGAAAAATATCAGGAAGAATAAGAAAGGTGTGTTATTTATGTCGTCAATGGTATGTTACAGATGCGGATCAGACCATGTTAATCATCATGGATATAGTGCGTATGGAGATCCAAGATTTATTTGCAAAAATTGTGGAAGAACTTTTCAAATTCGAGCTGATCGATACATAGATGATAGAGTCCCAAAAAAGGCAAAAATAAAACCAAAATATTCCAACATGAGTATAGAGGAACTTGATAGAGAAGTTGAAAAATTAAATCAACAAAGTGAAGAACTACGTCAAGGCATCAGAGAAGAAGCCGAAAAACTTGAAGGAAAAACTCAAACAAATAGAACCGAAAATCCATCAACTCCAAGAATCAAAACAACTTCAGTCTCTCGTGCAAGCAGCAAAAATAAATATGTTGCCATTTTCTTGTTGCTGTTAAATGCTATTGGAATCGCCGGCTTACATCGATTTTATGTTGGAAAAAAGAAAACAGGTATCTTATATTTATTAACTTTTGGCATATTTGGATTAGGTTCTATTTATGATTTAGTTCTTTTGATACAAAATAAGTTTACCGATAAAATAGGAGCTGTACTTCTCTCTTAGAATGAAAAAGCCCCACCGAAGCGGTTGATGCACCTGCTCCGGTGGGACTTTTTTATAACTATTGACAAAAAGCCGTGATTGTGATATTATATACATGATGCGACCAGAGGTAGAGATCGTGCTGCTACGCACCACCATTGCGGTGGTAGGGGAAAGAGATGTGGGAAAGGGCACACCCACCGGACGCATCTATTAGAAAATATTCGGATCCGAATAATCGGAGCCGCTTTTTTATACATGGTTTCTAATTTCAAAAAATACCCCCATTTTCATTTTTTATTTTTATGACACGAAATATGACACGATAGCAAAAAGTATTAGTATTATAGCGGATTTTTAACAATTAAAATTGGGTTCGAATCCCTCTCTTTCCGCCAAATCTATTTTTTAAAAAGTAGCGTAATTTCGGGAATGTGCCGATTTTACGCTACTTTTTTGCTTTTTGCAAAAATAAAAATACGCTTCCATTTGCGTGAAAAAGCATCAATTTGCAGCGTTTTGCACTACTATATGACACGAAATATGACACGAAATTTCACTTATTGTCTGAGAAAAGCCCATCCATATAATTGTCAATTTTTTGATCCGTTTCCGCTCTTTCTTCCGAAAATGTATGCTGATACACATTTTTTAGCGTTGATGGTGTTGACCATCCGCCACGTTCCATTGCATACTTATCGGGCACACCAAGAGCCAACATAATGGATGCATTTATATGACGTAGATCGTGAAATGTCATGTGCTTTCCAGTCTTTTCAAGTATTATAGATACAAAGTGCTTGTAAATCGTGCTTGCTGATAAAGTCACTACATAATCATCCGGATTACCTGCTCCTATCATATCCAATAGACGTTCTGGCACTGCAAGTTGCCGTGTACTATTAAATGTTTTGGTTTTCTCTTTTTCAATTTGCCCTGCCATTGCGATCCGTACGTTACGCACAGTCAAAATTCCGTTGCTGATGTCTTTGTAACGGATTCCACGTACCTCTGACATTCTCAGGCTAAGCCACATGGCAAGCATCGCCGGCAATTCGATGTCTGTGCCTTTTATCGCATCTGCAATCTGCTGTGGGGTTGGCAGATCCTTTACTTTATGCTCTTTTGCAGGCAAAGTTGTGTGAAACACAAAATCAGGCATATACATTGCTACTGATGCCGTCAACAAACCATGTGCATTCCGTACTGATTTCGCAGATAATGTCTTTGCTGCTTCATTGATAGCTGCCTGTACCATCAGATTCGTGATCTTCGATAATGGTACATTCATCAATTCTTGCAATTGATTTTTTCGGATATTTCGATATCCTGCAATTGTTGACGGAGATAATACCCCGTCTTTGTTGGCAATATAGCCATCAATTGCATCTCCAATTGTTAAGTCCTTAGGTTTCCCTTTTCGCTTCAGATTGTATTCAGCGGCTAAAAATTCCGCTTCTTTTTTTGTTCTGGCTGTAAAAGATTTGTACAGCTTTTTCCCATTGCTGTTCTCGCCAATGTATAACCGCACACGCCAGTTACCAGACGGCAGTTTTTTCGCTGTTGCCACTAAAGATTCCTCCTTGACAAGAGGAAACAAATGTGGTATAATAATATTGTTAAATTATACTTTTTGTTCCCTTTTTATACCATCTGTTGTGCCGCAACAGATGGTATTTTTATTATATCATAGTTTTTTTGCTAAATCAAGAAAAATATGATGCACAAAATAGCCGACCATTGATTGCTGATCAGAGGTCGGCTATTGTTATTTTTTAGAGTTTTTCATCTATGCTTTTTACGTGATTCAAAATTTGCTGTAGTGTGTCATCATCACTGGTATCTTTTTTAGTTTCTAAAGTGCCATTTTGAGTGTTCTCTGGAGTGGTTGTTGCATTTTTTGCAAATCCATTCAGACCAGCGTTTTTGATGATTGTTGGGTAATCTATGTAGCATTCATCTAAATCAACGTCCCCGTTAATACCGCTGATCGTTCCGCATCCCTTTTGCCAGATGCCATAATTGCCGGAATAACCGCATTCGCTGCTATAATCTGCACACCAAACTGTATACCGATTTCGCACCGATTCAGTGACATAATTTTCAAGGTAAAAGGTAGAGCAATACAAACCGGCATAATAGCCAGCCTGCTCCAATGTGCTGCAAAACGCTTCAACCATTTCGCTACAAACCTGTTTTCCAAGAGCAAATTGCTTCTTTTCTTCCAAATCGAAATAAATTGGATATGCAAACTGCTTCCCCTGTAGAACTTGCAAGCAGACACTTGCTTCCTGCCTTGCCTCTGCTGCACTCGTGGCATAACTATACCAAAACGCACCGCAGGGGATACCGCTTTTCTGACAACCAGCATAATTCTCTTCAAAATAATCATCAACCTGATTCTTCAAGATCTTTCCGAATCCGGCACGAATCAGAGCAAATGAAACTTTTCCAGACGCTTTTACTTTTACCCAATCAATTTTCTGCTGGCAGTATGATACATCAATCCCATAGAGGATATTTTTTGCAGATGTCAAACCAAAATACTTGTAAAAATCGTCTGTAACCGTACCATTGCCCTTTGTTTCATCCCCAAGCCAGCGGTATCCTGTCCGCACATCCAGATGCGTGTACTGGTAGGCTGCTGTAATGTTTGCAATACCAGTAAAGCCCAAATCCTGAGCCTTACAGCACACCGTCTTGCTGCTGATCGGCTGCCCGTCCTGCCCGTAACAGCAGACATCCGCAGCAGTACCTTTTGTGTGCTGACCGCTGCTCGTACCGCCTACAGCTTTATCATGGTCTGGGCAGCGGTATCCACTTGTTACAATGATTTTGCTACAGTTCAGAGCGGTATAAAGAGATTCCAGCTTGTCGACCAATTCAGAGGCAAGTAGCGTTTCATGAGATTTTCCACAGCTACACCGAAATTCACGTGCATTGAAATGCGGGGAAAGCTGGGTACTATCGTTATAATCATAATGATTGACTGGCATAATATCATCCTTTCACAAAAAATATTTTTAGAAAAATTTGAAAAAACACTTGACAGCCACCAAAATATGTGGTATAATAGAATCATGGAAAGGGGGTGAAAAACATGAGAATGCCAAATAAAAAAGAGCTTCTCAAACTGCTGGACACAGTCGAGAAGCTCACAATCAAAATCATTTCCATTGTCGGATGGGTGAAGATTCTGATTGATGTGATTTTCAGCTAAATGCTGAACGGCTGTAAAGCCGGGGAGGGCGAAAGCCTTCTCCGCTTTACGGTTATATTATAACATGGCTTCTCATAAATGTCAATGCGTGATACAGCGAAAATTATTTTTAAAGTGGTTGAAATTATGGGACTTTTGTTCTTTCTGTTTTACCTGATTTCTTCCATTGCAACGGATGTGGTAAAATGAATCTAAGAAAAATCAGAAAAGAAAAAGGGTATTCTGTGCCGAAGTTGTCCACTTCGGCAGATGTACCGATTCGCACAATTGAAAACATTGAAAAACGGAATCAATGTACAGTTGCAAACGCCATCAAGCTTGCTGATGCTCTTGGTGTCACGCTGGATGAACTTTGCAGAGATAACCCAGAACAGACCGAAACCGAATAACCCGATGCCGTCCGGCAGCTTTTCCGCTGCTGGGCGGTTTTCTTATTCAACTACAATTGTTCTGATTTCATCGAGATTGTAAAAACCAATCCAAGCTTCATTTTTTATCACAATAAAAAACTTTCCATCATAGGTGTAGTCATCCCATTCACTTTTCTTCCACTCAGCAAATTTTCCATCTTTCATCGTAACTGTGATTGTTTCATATTTATCTGGACAAGGAGGAATGCAATTTGGCATTGGTGGAGGCGTTTCAGAAATCAATTTCTTCAACCCTTTCCCTGACAAAATATCATCATATTTTATTAGCTTTCTTCTATTCATCGTTCAACCTCCGGCAGCCCTGCCACGGATGTCAAAACAGACAACACCCCAGCCAGCAGAGCCGCACTGCCCACGGCGATCCAGTTCACATCTTGCATCACAGCAGCTACGCCGATGGTTGCCACGGCGGTCTGTGCCATGGTTTTCACGGCTCTGACTGCCGCAGCCTTTGCCCAAAGTTTCCAGTTTCTCATGTTATGCTCCTTTCTCTTCAGTCGGCAGTGCCATAAATTCTTCGTGCAAGTGTGTCATCACACCATTGCCGCCCAATTCATGATACTGCTGATACATGTTTTCATAATTTTCTTTTGCATAAATCGGTGCAAACCCTGCATCAATGTACTTGTTATAGCAGTGTAACATCCGGTCACGGAGCAAGGCTTGTACGCCAAATTCCAGTGCCTTTTGTCGCATTTCCTGTTCTTTCATTCGGGCTAAAATTGCTCTTGTCCCAATTCCAAGAATTCCAGACGCACTGATTACAGATAAAAGAATTGTAATAATACTGCTCAAAAAATTCACTCCCACTTATGATGAAATTTTCAGAATCTGAATTGTGATTTTGTCACCATCATTTACGGTTGTTAGCCCAAAATAAGTAGAAATATCCGTATATCGCATAGTATAATCTACGTTACGAGTCAAATATAATCCGTTTTTATACACGTTTGCAACTGCTTTCCCAGCGATTTCGTCGTCTAATGAGTATCTGTCTTTTGATACAGGAACGTCACCGTTTCCGTTTGTAATAGTATATTGTGTTGTATCCTCTAACAATTTGATTTTGTTTTGTTTCTTGTCATTCCACCAAGCATTAAAGTCAACCTCTAAAGTTTGTAATTCTGTTTTAGAATCAGTCAAAAACTTGTCAAACTGTGTCTGCTGTGTACTTAGAGCAGTATCAATCTGACTTTGTGCATCTGCTACAAATTTATTTGTTTTTGCCTGTGCATCTGTAACAAATCCGGAAATTTGTGTCTGTGCATCCGCCACTGTTGCAGTAATTTGACTTTGTGCATTTGTTGCAGCTTCCTGCACGACATTCACAATATTTTCCGTTCCTGTGATGCCGACTACATACGGACAATTCGCAGCTCCACGATTATCGTTTACGTTTTCGGCATTGATAACGGTTGCCTGTGCAGGTACATACACATAAGCAAGCACAAACAACTTTGCGGAATCAGTGTCCGGAACATCTGGTTTTTGCGGATCAGCTGCCGGTGTCCCTTTATGTACATCAATATAGCCGTTTCTGTATGCTTCATCCAGATTGACCGATACACAAACTGCATCCCATCGAGGGTTCTCGCTGTCTGCCGCATCAATCTCGACTTCCAGAATATCCGTATTTCTCACATACTTATTTAAGATTTTTGCTCTGCCTGTGTCAACCTGAACGCCCATCGTAGACCCATCGGCAAAAACTCTAAATTCTTTTCCAATGCCTGCATAAATCCCGTCAGAAATCAATCCTTCGAAATAATCTGAAAAATCATCTGCCCCATACAGGCGGTCATGATTGATACTGTCATAAAATCCACTTTTTATCATGATTTCATCTCCCAGTCTGAAAATGTTGGCGTTACTCTGTAACCGTTTTCGTCATCCGCTTCAATTACTTCCAAAACTCGTGCATTTGCTTTCATGCCGTATTCATTTTCAATGCTTACAAGGTCGCCTAAATTCCAATCCCGGCGGTATATAAATTGCAGTGTTGTGTCCACTTCTCCGGACAGTCCCTCAATGATGCCAGTTTCAAACAGCTTTTCTTTTCCACGCTGTCTTAAAAGTATCCCATATTCAGCAGCAGTGTAATATGTACCATCATCTTTTTTCATTCTTAGGTCACGAGCATCCACAAAAATTTCCCGGCGGTCTAATTGCTTCGGAACATTGTGTTCATCGGCAGAGTTCCACGTCTTGTGCGTCCAAATAACTGATCGGTCAGCACCTTCCCCTTCTCCGGCAATAAAAGCCATCGTTTTATTATTCTCATCGTCCAAAACATATTGGCTATTGATTAAGTTGTAGTATTTCGGCGAAAAAATAACAGGGGTATTTTCCTTTTGGTCAAATGTCCGATCAACGCCTTTGTAACATGTAAAATTAAACCCATCCTTTTTGTCTGTAAAAACAAATCTAAAACTAAATCCATACTGTTTGCAGATGCTGAAAATAGCATCAAGAAGATTCTGATATTGATATATATTCCAATAAAGATATCCTTCTTCTTGGTCGAGTGTCACACCATACAAATCTTTTATAATGTCAATTTCACGGTCAGCATATTTTGCAGCCATGCCTTTTGCTTCCAAATTAATCAGATTGCAGCACAATGCTGATGGAGAACTTGCAGCGAAAGAGCCGGCATTTGCAACGACCCTATAGGATAAGATGTTTTCAACGCCACGTCCGGAAATAATAAAATAGTTCCCGTTTTCTGCATCTGTCTTGATTTCGATGTGTTCAATCATCATCGTGTTTTCGCAGTCTTCCCGGAAAACATAAAATCCAATCTGCAAGTACTGTAGTAAATCTGGATCAGCCGGAATGTATAGTTCAAAATCCCCAACATCCCAGTAACGCCGTGTCCAGATCAGGGAACGATATTGATCAATTACAGCAACCCTTTTAAAAGTTTGATTCAATATGTACAATTCCAAGTCATCATACCCCCAGTAATAACTTGTCAACTGTGATAGTAACAAGCAGATTTTCCGGTTTTTCGTCTGCTCCATAGGTTAGACGATTTTTCCCGGGCAGCAGCTGCACCCACTCAAAACTTTCATCCATCGTGTTCAGAATATTTTTGGTTGTTCCATCCGCAAATGTCTTTACAATAGACAAATGATGTTTATTGGTGTTTACTGTGATTTTTTCGCCTTGATTCAGCGTTGTTTCTGTGCCTGTCAGCTTCATGGTTTGATTGGATGTCAAATTAGTTAGCCATGGTCTGGATGTGATTTTTCCAATTGCCTTAAATTCGACCACCATTCCCGTTGGCACCAGTCCGGCATTGATAATACCAGATGTGCTGTAATTCCGTTCAGAAACGGGAATCGGTTCGCCAATACTGATGGAAAACGGAAATTCAAAACGGGATTCTGATACTGACAGAACCAATGTTTCTTTCTTTGCACTTCTAAAATACGGGTCATTGCAAATAATGGATACCTGTGCAGTTTCATTATTGCTGAATAAGTCACATTCAAATGTTTCTACGTATCCATCAATGTAGACATCATGCAACCCATTCCGGAAATAGATCCGGACGACTTTTCCCAGCGGAAAATGTTCGTATAAAGCATTCCGGTTTTGCTCCACGTCTGGAAACATCTTGATATATAGCACAATATTTCGCTTGTTGATTCTGCCGGAGTTATAAACCTCTCCGTCTACGTTGGCAATTGTGCTAAAATTCAGCGTTGCTCCGGGTGGGGCTAATCCATCTATTTTATAAATGCAAAAATTAGCGTTATTTGTAAAATCAATCGTTTTTGTTTTGACGAAATACAAAAAAATCACCCCTTTGCATTCAGCAGATTTTTGGACTGCCTGTAAATATCATACCGAGATAGTGCCTTTGGGCTGTTGTTTGTTTGATTAAAGTTGTAATTGTTGACAACTTGCGTTGTTCCAGCCGCTTTGGATATGCCTGCTCCAATATTCAAATCACTGGAAACATTTGCAATCGCAGATTTCGCAGCCTGTAGCGTTTTCTGTGCGGATTTCTGCATTGCATTCACAGCGGTCTTTGTTTCATCTTCGATACCCTCTGCCATGCCCATCGGCAAGAATTTACCAATCTGATCCGCCATGACTTTAGACGGGGAATTGATGTCAAAGAAACTTCTCAGCCCATCTAAAACGCCCTGACCAAATCCCTGAATTTTATCCCAAATCCAGCCTGCCATGTCATTGATCCCATTCCATAAGCCTTCCACAATATCAGAACCAATGCTATAGATTTTATCTGGCAAGCCGCTAATGCCATCTACAATGTTATCCCATAAATTCTGTGCGGCTTCGCTCGCCTTGCTACCAAGATCACTTGCAAATGTTGTGACTTTTCCAATGATGTCTGTCAGCCAGTTCCAGAATTCGCCCGGAAGTTCCTGTATTTTCGTGGCAATGTTCTCAAAAAAGTTGCTCGCTGCTTCGCTGGATTTCACCTGCATTTCAGCTACCCATGTTACAACATTGCTGATTACATTTGTCAGCCATTCCCAGATTCTTCCCGGCAGTTCTGAGAAAAACTGCACAATAGAATCAATGATTTCCGGAATTTTTTCTGTTACAAAGGTTTTGATATTCTCTGCCCATGTCAAAATTGTTCCGATTGTCGCCCCGATTGCATAACCAATCTTATATGGCAAATCGCTGAAGAATTGTACAATCCCGTCAATGATTTCTTGTACCTTCTGGTCAAAGGTCAATTTCATTTCAGCTGCCCATTCAATGATTTTCCCCGGCAGCTGTTTCAGAGAATCAACAATAGCTTGTATAAATTCTTGCATGGACGTTTTCGCATTCGTCCCTAAATCAGAAAACCATTGCTTGATACTTGTCCAGACCTCTGATAATTTCTCGCCGATTTTCTCCGCAAGCGGTGTCAATCCCTCTACAATTGCATCTAAAATTTTCGGAATTGCAGCAACCAAAGCTGCCAGAACTTTTGGAATTGCCTTTACAATCGCCATAAAAAGCTTTACTCCGGCAGAAAGAATCTTTGGGGTTGCATTGGTTAGGAATTCTGTAATTGCAGCAATAATGTCCGGTAATGCATCAACAAGGCTCTGAATGATGTCCGGCAGAGCATCCACCAACGCATTCAAAAGTTCGGTTGCAGCATTTAAAAGCTGTGGATAGCATTGTGCAACAAAATCCACAATTGAGCGAATAACATCCGGTAATGCAGCAGTCAGCCCCTGAACAATTTCCGGCAATGCAGCAATCAAACCGTTCAGCATGGTTTTAGCTGCTTCTAAAATTTGCGGTGTTGCTGCGGTCAGCCCATCCACCAAAAGAGGGATCAAAGATAGTAACTGATCCAGTAAGCCCGGCAACGCTTGCACGATTGTATCAAAAAGCGTGGTAATTCCACTTAAAATTTGTGGCGTTGCATTTACCAGCATTTCAATAAGAGACGATATAAGTTCGGTCATGGTTGTTCCAAGGTCTAATTCTTTGAGTGCAGTAACAAGCCCCTGAAACAACTGCATTGCAGCACTTAAAAGCTGCGGTGCAAGTGTAATGATTTCCTGTGCAAGCTGTGTAATAATGGTTGTAAGACTTGTCAGCAATTGCGGTGCAACGGTTACAATTCCATCTGCAAGCGTCATGACAATTTCTCCGGCAGCAGCTAAGAGTTCCCCAGAATGCTCTGTGATACCGTTAAGAATGCTCTGAATAATCTCCACGCCGATATTTGCAACGGTCGGTAAAACACTGGTAATGGTTGTTGTTAAGGTTGTCAGGATATTTCCGACAGATGATCCAATCTTTTCGCCTGCTCCGTCTACACCATTGGTCAAATCCATAAATGCACTGGCAAGATTTTCAACATCCGGAACAATTTTTGCAAGCACCCCAGATGCAAATGTGGTGAACATAGCAAGAACCGGTGTGAATGCTGTGCCAATTTGGGCAATGGAATTTTTCATGTCAAGTTGAGCAGCGTTCAAGTCCATAACAGCCTTGTTATTTTTCTTGTACTGCTCCCCAAGGTCGCCATATAACCCATCCAGAGTATCAACAATTAGCTGCTGCCGCTGCTGTTCATCACCACAGGCTGCCAATTTGGCATTAAAATCATCTTCGTTTTCGCCTGCCCAGTTCAGAGCATCCGCCAAATTACCTGTAACCTGCCCAACCTTTGCGGTTTCGTTGACAGATTCTGCTAAGCCATCAAGCGGAATTGAATCGCCATATTTTGCCCAGATACCAGCCGAACTATTGAGCAGGCTATTCAGATTCTCTGTGCTTGTCCCCATCGCCATGAAGTTTGATACAGTGGTATTTGCAGCGGTTTCATCGCCCAAAACACCATACATGTCCTCGAACATTTTTCCGGCTTTTTCGCTGCTGATTCCGGCAGATTCCGCAGCAGAATTTAACTTTGCCATGTTATCATTAAATTCCTTGCTGCCCTCTGTTGCTGCAACTAAGCCTGCTCCCAGCCCTGTCAGAGCCATTCCAAGTCCAGTCAGAGCCGCTTTTCCAAGAGATCCAAGAAATTCTTTTAACTTGCCACCGGATTTTTCTGCTTCATCGCCGGTATCTTTGATTTCTTTGTTCGCATCGTCCAAAGATTTTTCGGCTTTTTTAGCAGAATCCCCCGTTTCATCCAGCGTGTTGTCAAAGGCATCTGCTGCACTTTCAGACGATTTCAGATAATCCTTATTTTTCTTTAGGTCATCTGACAAATTGGAGATTTCCGCACCAAGACGTTTTGCTTCGTCTGATTCTTCCCCGTACTTTATGACAGCATTTGCGTGTTCCTGTCGCAGGGACTTTAGATCCGATTCCTGCTGTTTGATTTCATTTGATAACTTGTCAAACGCACTTACAGTTTGTGTTTCTGTTTCTTCAGCCTTTGCAAGGGTATTATCAAAATCATTTGCTGCTGTTTCAGCTTCTTTCAGTTTCTTACGATTTTCATCTAATTTGCTTGATAAATCAGAAACTTTTTCCGCTGCTGCTTTTGCTTCATCTGAAAATTGCCCATACTCCAATACAGCACTGGAATATTCTTTTTTTAATGTCTTTAGATCCGATTCCTGCTGTTTGACTTCCCCTGACAGATTGTCAAACGCACTTACAGTTTCTTCTTCTGTGTTTGCAAGTTCTTCTGCTTGCCTTGCAGCTTCTTCGGCTGCCTTACCCATCTCGTCCAGTGTGTTGTTATGCTTTGCAATCTCAAATTCATTTCCCTTAATAGCAGCTTTTAAGCTGTTCATTCTAATCTGCATATTCTGTGCAGCTTCAGAATTTTCACCCTCACTTTGCACAATCTCAGCAAGTTTCTTTTCGTAATCCGACAGAATTGTGGAATAACTTTCATTTACGGTTTTTAATTGTGTGATTTTTGCAGTTAGTCCATCAGCAGAATCGCTCCACTTGTCCATTCCAGCAGTCGCTACTTTGAACTCTGAGTTTGCAAGAGCAATTTGTCGGTTTGCTTCCTGCAAATTGCTTTTCAGCTCCGAAATATCAACTTTAAATTTCGTTGTTGTTTCTTTCGATTTTGCCATTTCTTATCACCACCATTAAAACCAATTGTCCCTTGCAGGTCGCATCATGCGAGCAGGCTTTTTCTTTTGCTTGCTATGTTTCACAGTACGCTTCATCAGTAAAATTACTTCATGAGCAGGATATTTCCGCACTTTAATTGGATCTAAGCCACTGAATCGGTCGCATAAACTCACAGTAATATCAAAAAATGTATCATATAAGGACAGCTTTCCACCGCCCATCATCAGTTTCCCTGATTTTTTCCGTTGTCCAATGTCTTAATTTCAGAAAAGCAATACTTGATTGCCTGAATAAAAATCGGTACCAATTCGCTGACCTTTGTCCGGCGAATCTCTTCTTCTGTAACACCTTCAAAAATCTGCATCAGCAATGGTTTCAGCTGCGGCAGTAATTTCAGAATCATTCCACCGACTGCCGCTTTATCATCCACCTTATCCAGATCTACACATTGCACAAGGTCTTCCATTGTACCCCACATCAAGTCAAACTGTGTCGCTGTGTAAGTCTTTTCCAATGTTTTTCCGGTCTTATCATAAATTCTCAGTTTCATGTCCATTATCATTTCCTCCGTTTAAAAATAGGCACCACACAATGTGGTCGTGCAGTGCCTAAATAAAATATCAATCTATGTAAAGTTTACGCTGTCTTCGCTGCTACATCATCCGGTGTCATAACCTTTGTGAACCATTCGTCCAAATTATCAGCCCGTGCATAGCGTTCATCAACCACAATGCCGGTGATAGATTCCAATCGTTGGGTGGTCTGTGTGCCCTCTGCTACAACGGTTGTGTCGTCTCGATACGCAAATTTATGAATGGTGCTGATTGCTGTATAGGTCAATTCTGTATTGGTTGTATCAATGCTGTCAGATTCGGTGTTGACTTCTTCAGACGGGATTGCAAATACGCCCTTGTATTTCCATACAAACCGCCAGAAGCCATCTGTTCCCTTTGTTTTGTAACCAATGCAAAACTGTTTCGGTCTGGTTTCTCCTTCAATCAGCATGCCCTTTGTTGCATCAAATGCCTGTCCAGTAATGTCCGCCAGCAATGCCAACTGCAACGGTGCAACTGTAAGTGTAAATGTTTCCGCACCCTTTGCAGCGATTACAATCATGCCCTTGTTGTCGTAGAAGTGCGTTTCGCTGGAAGTCTCCACTTCTTTTGCAATCGTTGCAACATACGCCAGCCGTTTTGGTGTTGTAGTGGTGAATTTTTCCTCACTGTCTTCCAAAACCTGTGCATAATACAAATCCTGCACACCACGAAATTCAAAAATGCTGTCTGCCATCGCTTAATCCTCCTCATTGTTTTCACGGATTTTGAGAATCTGCACAGATATTCCACGCCCGATGTGGGTATCCAAGTCGCTAACCGCATCGTAAGCATCGCCCCATGCTTCAAATCCATTCTTTTTTAACTTTTCAATTGCTCGCCGCAAAACGTCATAGCATTTTTCCGGTTCAACGGCATAAAAATTGACATCATAGGTGTATAATGTCGCATATTCCTGATTGTCATAAGCACGATTCAAATCGCCAGAAACCTGCCAGAACGTGAAAAAAGCATCTGGATACGGTTCATCTTCCAGCAAACTTCCCTGCCGCCGAACCGGATACCCAAATTCTGATAATAGTGCAATCAAACGGTCTTCCATTGGTCACCCCATATTCCGTTCAATCCATTTTTCAATGGCATCTCTTTGCAAATAGGTAATTGCAATTTGCGTTTTCCTGCCATAAACAGCATCATACAGCCCCGGAACGGCTGCCATTGGCGGTTCGTGTCGAGGTGTTCCATACATCAGGAAATTAGATACCAAACTTTCCGACAGGTCAAACCCGATTTTAATTTCGCCAGTAAAGCCTTCCCACGCAACCGTAAAGTTCTTGTCCAGTGTTGCTTTCGTGTCCCCTGTCCAGAACTTTCCCTTTGCTGGCATGTTGGCTTTCTTCATAATCGCAGTGACTTGCTCATTGACGTATTCTTTGGATGCTTTCAGGGCGGCTTCTGTTGCTTTTTTCAAGCCTTCTTCCCCTGCTGCCCGGTCAATGCTCTGCATGAGTTCTTGCCATCCGGAAAACTGTAAGCCAATTCGATTCTTTTTCCCCATTACGCACCTCCGGAAACAGCCCTGATTTTGAATTTCAAGATCTGATTCCTCATATTGATGTTTTCCGGTGTTCCAATGACTTCATAGGTTTTTCCGTCCGCATTCTGAATCCGGCAGTCTGCTTTGATATCAGGTCGATACCAAGTTTCGATGACTGCTGTATCTTCAATGGTGATCACATCATTATTCGTGCGTTCTGTTCCACCGAATGTTTTAAAAGATGCATAAAACAGTGTCCCTGTTCCCGGATAAACTTTTTTGGTTATGCCCTTTATCAGTTTTGTCTGCGGAATCAGAAGCCATAGCGGAACGACAAACGGCTCATTCGGTCGATAATTGGACAACAATTATGCATCTCCCTTCTTATAAATCAGCTGGATTGCACGCTGAACAAAATACTGTGATAATTCCGCCGTGCCCATCCCATAATTCCACAGGTCAGAAACACCACGGATAATCACACCGACAGCCTCCGGACTGTTTACGACCGCATCCGAAACGCCAGCATCCAACAAAAACGCTTTTACATCGTTGATGTAGGTTGCCAGCGTTTCGTCTTGATACGTTCCTGTGATATTCAGACCGATTTTCACTTTTTCCAACAGTTCTTCGGCTGTCATGTGATTCACTCCTTACTTTGCAGACTTCTTCAGCACGAATACAGAATTGACATCCAGCAGCTTGCCATCCATAATGCAAAGTCCCTTATTGTACCATACATTCTTTTCATCGCTAAACCACCGCTTGAATGCCAGCTGCAAATTGGTGTTGATTGCATAATCATTCGGGCGGAAGTAAATTGCGAATGCATCCCCGTCCGCTGCTGCATCAAAGTCTTTCATGATGTCTGGTTCTACGAGGATGACTTCCCGTCCTGCAAACTTGCCGGATACTGTACCATTGACCGGATCATATGTTTCCATGTAAAGTGGTCTGTCGTTCGCATCCTTCAACGTCATGATCTGAGATTCAAACGTTGCAGCAGTCATTACCAGAACGCCTTCCCCACGATAAGCCAACGGCACTTTTGCAAACAGCTTTGTTCTCCACTTTGTCCAGTCTGCAAGCTCTGCCACAGTAAAGGTGATCTTATTTTCCGCCTTTACCCGTGTATCATTGAGAATGCCCATCGGCTGACCGCTGCCAGTGCCGGACAAGATGACACGGTCAAATTCCCGTGCAAACGCTTCAGACAACAGCCGTGCCATTTCCGTTTCCAGCGTATCCAGTGTAACCACCTGAGAAAGCAAGGACTGAGAAAGACGTGCTTCCACAATGTGATAGCCGAAAGATACGCTGGTCTTGATTTTCGGAACTGCCTGTGTATCAGAAACAGTCGTTTCCGTAATCCAAGAAACCGTCGGAACCAGTTCTTCAATCGGAAATTCTACGCCGCCCTTAACATTCAGCTTCCGGACACAGTTATACAAGTTTCCATAGACTTTCAGTTCTTTGATAAACTCGTTCATGATGGTGTTCGGAATCACCTTGCCAACATCCGATGTAATCAAGGTTTCATCTGCACGCTTCTGGTAGTTCCATTCGCCGGTCTGCACATACTGCATAAATGCTTTCCGATATTCCATGGAATCCAGTGCATTTCCGGTTCTTTGTTCTCCCTGCGGATTCATTGCAAACGATGCAAGATTTCTTGCCTGCATCGGATTAAATGCAGACCGCTGTCCGGTTGCATCATCGTCTGTTTTGCCAGCAGAATCACTTCCAGCATCATCCTGATTATCGTCCTTCTCTGCTTCTTTCAGCTGTTCTTCTGCATCCTGTAATTCTTCTTTCAATGCCAACAGGGTCTTCCCAAGGTCTCTTACTTCCTGTGCATCTTTGGAAGTTTCAAGTTTTGCCTTGAGTGCCTCGATTTCTTTCTTTCTTTTTTCAATCAGATTTTTCAGAAATTTTGTCATATGCTCATACCTCCAGTAAATATTTCAGTTTCAGCTTTTCCAGTTCTACATCTTCGCTGCCTTTGGAACGTGATTTTCTGGCATCTTCAACTGCTCGCTTGTCACGGGCAGAAATTTCAGTGCTTTCATATGCTGGAAATGTCACAGCAGAAACCTCTGCAACCTGCCCAATGCTATTGATGTATCGGGTCGGATGGTCGGTATCTAATCCTTCCCATTCATCTCCAGTAATCGTAAACATAAAGGACATGCCGGAAATATCGCCACGCTGCACAGCAGAATATAACGCCTTTGCATCCGGATTGTTTTCCACGTCCAACTGTACTTGTATAGCTAACCCATCCTTGTCACGCTGGAGCTGCATCGTAGATTTTTTGTTTCCGGCTTTTGCCCGTGCCAATGGAATCATGCCCGTATTGTGATTGACCAAAAACCGCACATCAGATAAATCTGCATCATCCAACGCACCTCGCCGAATAATTTCATCGTAAAATCCCAAATCAGTTTTCATTTCAAAAACAATCGGTCTTCCAACCAGATAAGAACCGCCATCGCTGTCTGTATCTGCTCGAATGTCAAACATAAAATTTCTTTTGCAAAATTCAAGCATTGCATTGCACCTCCTTATATAATTGTAATATCATTGATTTTTGGAGAACTATTGTCGCTTGTTCCCGACCATGCCAAATAATATTCACCTGCCGGAACACTCGAAATATCAACGGCTTCTGTTACGCCAGCTGTTGCATACACATACTCAAAATCGACTTTGACAATGTTTTCGTTGTCCGCTGCCAGCAGGCTTTGAATTGATGTCGCCTTTTCTGCATCTGTCGCACCGGTAACCAGACCAGCAGGAATGAACTTGAAAAATTCCCCGTCTTTCATCGAGCTTGAAATGTACCCATATAACAGCAACTGTGTCGGGCTGATGGTCAGTGGCGTGGTGCTAAAAGTCGTCACTTGCTGATTCCATCCGAAATCCGTATTATTATAATACAAGGAATGATTGGAATCTGCATTGCAAAATGCACTTTCCGCTGTGATATATTCCTGCAAAGATTTCAGCCCCGTTGTTGTCAGCGTGTAAATCGTACCTGTATAGTTTGTATACATTGCGTTATCAAACACATAATAACGGGTCGTGGTTGACCCTGTGCCAATCAAATTTGGCGTAATGATAGATGACCCATCCGCATTATTGACTTTCAGCCGATATACGGTCGGGGTGTTTTCATAGATTTCAATCGTTGGAGAAATACCATCTGTTCCCGGTTCGCCATCTTTTCCGGGTACACCGTCTGCACCATTTGCACCCGGTGTTCCAGCCGCTCCAGCTGCTCCCGGTTCTCCGGTATCTCCCTTGTCACCCTTTGCACGTCCAGCGTTGATGATTGACCCATCCGATAATGTAACAATCAAATCTCCATCATCGTTAATCGTGCAATTTTGGACGGAAACAGCCGAACCGCCACCGCCACCACTTTGCTTGATTTTTTTGTTTAAAATCGCATATAGCAACAGATCCATCTGTAACCACCACCTTTACAGCTTGTACCATTTTGATTGGTACAAAATATAAACATCACCAGTATCCGCTGCAAGAAACATTGTGCCTTCATCGTAATCTGTCTTGAGTGTTGCAACATCAGAGGACAATCCCAGCAACTTCCAGCAAGATGCATAATTAAGTTCCTTCATCCGTGCTTCCACCTTCCTTACAATTTTGGATATTTGTTGGTTGCACACAGCAGCCATTATTTTTCATCGCTATGGCTCTCGCTTGTGTTTGATATTGCTTTGCATCATTTACATTGATGTAATTTAATGACATCATCCGCACACCAGACAATTCTTTCAACGGACGCATTCCAAATGCTGCCCGTTTTTCGTTTTCGTACAAACTTCCGCAATCTCCCAGCAAACGAATCATTTCCAAAGTCTGATCCGTTGTCATAAAGACCAGATTTTTCGTGTAGAATGTAATTGCATTCCCAAATGACTGTTCTCGTGCAGTCAAAAGAGCCTTTGTAAAGTTCTGCGACAGCGATATGACAATCGGTTCAATGGTTTTCTGGAAGAATGCTTCATATTGTTCCTTTGTATAGTCCCCTGTCAAAATACACAGTGGAACGCCAAAGTATCGCAGTATCTTTTCATCAATAAATTTGAGTGTATCTGCATCCACAAACTTTATCGTTCGGGTAATCGGGATAAATTCTGCCTTATTGTCCAATGCTAAGAATCCACTCTGTGATTTTGCGAGTTTTTCCTCCAGTTCTTTCATTGCTGCTTCCGTCTTGCCGTCATCCATTATGGTATTGTACTTAACAACCCCATTGACTGCACAACTGGAGGACATCGCAACTGACAAATTATGCAGTAATTTATAGTTCAGATCCAATGTATCCAGCAAGGCTTGATTGTCTGGCTGCCCACATTCATTCCCACCCATATATTCACTCACACTGTAATTTTTCCGGATGTGAATGATGTCTGCATAGTTCAGCGTTGTTTCATAATTGTTCGCAAATGTGAATTTTACAAACAGTTTTCCAGCTGCATCCTGCAAAAACACAACATTCTGCGGTGCAATCGGATATAATCCAGTATAAACCTTTGCCACGCTGCCATTTGCATCCTGTCTGGTGTAATAAGTCGGAATAATAAATGCATTATAATTCAAATACAACTGCCAAATCACTTTTTCAATGAAATCTGCTGTTGTCATCAGTTCATTCGGGGCGTTCAGCAGCGTTTGCAATCCGCTCTGAATCGGAATAGAATCAGAGCCATCTTTTTTCACATGCATCGGAATCAGTTTTTTGCACTCCGAAACAATACAATTGATTGCCTGCTGTACAACATCGCTCGCATAGATGTTCTGCCCAAACTGCGAATAAATCGGTGTGAATCCGTTCAGGATGTCTGCATACTTTTTATTCTTGCTTCCATGGATCAATTTATCGAACTGATCACGTAACCAGCCCAAGCGATCACCCCCTATCTGGATTGCCGAATCAGCTGTGTAAAGTCTGTGCGGTATCTTCTGTACATCTCATACAAAATAATCATCGTAACAGCCCCGTCAATTCGCTTCGCACGTTCTG